CCAGCGGGGCGTTATTCCGAGGAAAACCCAAACGCCCAAAACAGCCGCAACCCCCAGGGTTGCTACAGCGCCCATCAGAGCGACGAACAGCCAAATTGCCTTGACGGCCATGACGAGGGCGCTTATGGTGATGAGACCCACAGCCCAATTCGTAATGGTCGACAGCGTCAAGGCGCGCTCCTTAGTCAGCCAACCGCCAACAGTGCGCGCAGCGACGTTCGCCGTGCTGGTGACTGAATCCACCAGCTCCTCCGCCCGCTCCCGACGGCCCTGGAACCATGACATGGCCTGGCCTTTGCGAATAGCCATCTGAGACCAGACGCTACTAACGCTCGGGATGGATATGACCAAGGGCGATACGCGGCCCCTCACATCCTCAACCACCCATGATGCAATCTCTCGGATCATCAGTTGCTCAGCAGCAATCTGAACGGAATCTGTGAGGTGGGCCCACAGCTCCTGAGTTTTCTCCCTGGCAAATGCACTGACGGGCGTTCTGTCATCCAACCACGTCAGGTCTACCTGGCCATCCATCCTCTGGGCAGCAAATGTCTTCAGGAACATCTCGCCTGGTGTAAGCCGAACTGGCGCACTCCGAGAATCTGCAATGTGTGCGCTCATAGCATCAGCGCGGGCCCGACATTTCTCCACGATCGCTCGGCACATTGGACCCACAAGTGGTAACCTGTGGTATAGCTGTCCGTATGCCATCGCCTTGGAGACAAGCATGTCCATGTCGAACTTGCCTGTACCTCTGTCAGCCCCCAACCAATGCGTCAGCCTGGATAGCAACGCCATGGGACATTTAAACAATACCCCGTCCATGGTGATAGTCTGGCCGCAGAAATTGGCCTCTTCAACTGAGTATTGTTCCTCAGCTGTGACAGTGTGGCCCGCATCAGCGTGGGCAGCAACAATGTCCTTGAGTTCTATTCCTGTGATGTCAAAAATGCCATCATCACCCTCGACAGCCCAGGGTCGCCGGTACTCCCTGAACCACGTACGTACCTGGTCAATTGGAATCCTCAGTGCTTGCGCTATTGCACCGAAAGACTTCACGATATTCTCCAACGCATTTCCCTGTGATGTCTGGTACGTCCCAGAGTATCTGCACACAGGTGGTTGGCAGACCAGCCCAGCCCCTTTCAACTCAACCTGCTCTCGCGCCAGAAACTGTAGCACTTGAGCTGTCCTGTCCCGTATAAAGGCAGGAGTTGCGGCTATGAACGCAGGCACCTCGGTCAGCATCTGGGCCGGGCCCGTCACCAATGATTCAAATGACGAGTAATCCGACTCAAACACCTCTTTTACGCCTGTGAACATGTCTCGGATCTTGGCGGACATGCCCGATGTTGTCAAGCCTTTAACCAGGTTGTGTTCGAAGACCTTCTTAATATGCTGCTCTGCTGGGGAACAAGCCGCAAACAGAACACCCCTGCAATAGTGGGCAGGGGCCACAATAAAGCGTGACGCCT